CTCTATTCTCTGGTTTTCTAGATTCTCTCGACGTGAATTCTTGGACAGCTCTGTCTATGAGAGACATGATCACCCGACGAAAAAGCATAAGTACGCACACGGGCACTGTTCCGAAGACAAGACGCCGACTTGCTTCGTATTGTTCTTGTGACTGATGTCCAACTCTGTCCACATCGGGACCCGGTTCGTCCGATGCGTGGAACATCCCCCCTTCAGGACCTGAACCACAAGTATCACCACACCCTTCGTCAAATTCCCCCCTCTCAAACTTGTGAATAAAACGTGCAATCGTATCTGTATCTATATCTATTCCATGTTTGCGCGCAAACCTCTTCAAAAGCGCTTGTTTTTTTTCGAGCACATCTCGAGTTTGCGACGTAGTTTCCGACGTGCCCCGGGGGGTCGAGTTTCCAAGCGCAGCCCCGCGCTCGGGCATGTCTTCCTCGTTGTGCGCCGCGCGGGATAACCTCCGTGCCGTGTCCGTGTCCGTGTCGACGCGTTGACGGAGAGAACTTGCGTCGCGATGTTAGGTTTTGCGACGCGCTTTGAGGAATATCTATATGATATGATACGGCACTAATTATGTATTATATGGCTACCCTTTAAATACAAACCTGGCATATAAGTGGCTTATCTCTGATCCGTGCATATGTTCCCATGACACCAACTTTAACCCTAGTCTCTCCAATTCGGTTATCAAGACATCTTTGAAAGCGATCGGTTCACTTTTCGGCCCGTCGGCGTAAAACGGCGTATCAACCAACTCGACGAACAATTTCTCACCGAAACCACCGTCGGCGTGCGTCTGTCGCATCTTGAACCAGTTCCCGAGCTCGTCTTTGAGCGGCGTTCGCCAGTTGATCATCTCTGAGTCAGGGATGATGCCAATGAGTTTCCCGCCCCTTTTCACGCGATCTCGAATCGCGTGTATCGACTTGAAAAAGACATCTCGCGACGCGAATGTGTAATGCAAACTGAACATGTATGCAACGACATCGTACCGACGCTTCGGGGTCGACGTGATATCACCGACGTACCAAGCGTCGACGGGAATCCGCATCTTCTTCGCGCGGGATTTCGCCTCCTCGAGCGCATCGGCGGATGGGTCACACATCGCGAACCGACATCCACGTGTGCGGTACTTCTGAAGATCGCCGCCGAATCCAGAGCCGACGTCGAGCACGTGATCCCCTTCGCGCACGTGCTCTTCGATCAGCGCGCGTTTGAACCCGTTGTGGAGTTTTCGAATCGCGTCCATCGAACGAACGAACGACGCGTCGCCGATTAAAGCGGTGGTTTGGGGAGCTCGATGTCCCTCGAAATCCAGGTCGCCACGATCGGATCCATGATCGCGTCGTATTTTTTAGCATCACCGGCTGCCTGTTTTAGAATTCCGTTGAGCCAAAATACGTACTGGTCAGGCTTCCCGTGAAACAGGAATAGGAAAACTCTCATCGCCTCTATCTCTCGTTCCAGACGGTTACGTTCAGTGGTCATGGCTTCGAGTTCGCGACACAATCCCTTGATACGCTCCAAACAAATCGGAAGCTCAGTCATCTGATCTTCGAGTTTTTTAATCTTTCTGTCTCGAGCGGCGATGGTCTTCTTGAGTCTGTCTCTCTCGTTTTCACGCGCTCTTGCCTTGAAGGCGAGCTTCTTCTCGAGGTCAACTGTAATCGGCATCTCTTTCGTATTTTTGGATATATCACTACCTTTAAGTGGCTGTTATATATCCAAAAATATCATACATAAAGTGGAAAAGATGGAAAAGATGGAAAAGATGGGAAAAGATGGAAAAGATGCCCGGACAGTAACACCGTCAAACAGGTATGGTTTCCAGTGTCATAATCTGTAATTACGACCATGTACCACCCAGGAAAACCATGAAAAAGTTCAAGTCGCGTTTCCTCCTAAAAAACGGTCATTTGTGCTTCCAGAAATGAAAAACGGACCCATGGGCCCTTAGCACGATTGTGACTACAGGGACGAGAAACCTTATGAAAAATTCGTGAAAAAATGGACCCATGATCAGTTTTTGTGACCAAAATTATATTCAAATTTCATCATTCATTCTATAATATTTTTTCTATGATCTCGGGTGAGTGCGTAAATACAATGATGATCATAGAATGAACGATGAAATTTAAATTTATTTTTGGTTGATGAACCTGTTTGGTGTGTAGTGTCAAAAGGATCAAAAGTTCAAACTGTGCCCTGCCCTGCCCTGCCCTGCCCTGCCCTGCCCTGCCCTGCCCTGCCCTGCCCTGCCCGATGCCCATGACACGTAAAAAATGTAAATGGTAAAAGAAGCACTTAAAAGAAAAAGTGTCATGCATGGCAGAGCATCATGCCGACCGTCGACGACCTTGAACAAGACTACACGCTCCCGCCGGGACAGCTGTTTGCCTGTCTCAGTTACATTGGACCGACCGACGACTGTAAACAAAAGGCTGATCACTTTGCCATCAAAATCAGGGGCGTGTTTGCGACGCAGTCGGAAGCTGGTAAACACGCCCAGCGTCTCCAGAAGGAGGACCCGTCGTTCGACATTTACTGTGTTGAGGTCGGCAAGTGGCTTTTCTTACCGCCGCCGAGTACCATCGACGACACGCACTATGCCGATAAGAAGCTCGAAGAGCTGATGCAAGGGTACAGGCAGAGTCAGATCGAGGCTGCAAAAATGTTCGCCGAGAGGAAACGAGACATGACAGCGGGCGCTTCGCTTAAGCCCGGTGACGAGAACTCAATTCACTACACGAAGGGCGACGAAGCGCCCGTCCGAACTCCGGGTGAGTTCCTCGAGGAGTTGAAGACTACGAAACCGGACGCCCCGATCGAAGAACTCATCGAAGAGGCGAACGAGCTCGCGAAGAAAGAAATCGAAACGCGACAACAGGAACGTAAACAACACGAAGAATAAAGTCTCCGTTGTAATCAACAAAAGATGCGTGCTTTCATCACTAGTTTGGCGATACTCGTGTGCGTTCTCTGCCTTATTCCTGTATTTCGATTGCGTGCATTGCGGCGACGGGGCGACGACGTCGTCGTCGTCGCGAAAGACGACGACGACGCGCCTGAGCAGCTGATTAGCGCGACGCGTGCTTACAAAATCAACGAAAAGGACCCATTGATCGTCAGCCGCGCGTATTTTACGGAGGATACGTAGGACTCATCAGTTATATTTCAAGAAGACGGGTTGTCTCGAGCTACCTAAAAAGAACCCGACGATGAGCGCAACGAACATCGCTATGATCAGGGTCTTGTCGACGGACGCCAGAAAATCAACTTTCCTGTTGTCGGTTTCGTAATACGCCCCACCCTGTTGTTGCGCTGCGAGAATGGCCGCTCGCTGGTGATACCACTCGTCGTGCATCATCGATGGATCGTTCGCCGCCGTGGTTTCGTCGATGGGCGTGGACGTCGCCGTCGCGTCGGCTGTTACCACACTCGTCGTGGGTGGTGGTGGTGGGGAGTCGTAATCGACAGGGTGACCAATATCGGTTTCCATCTTGAAATTACAAAGATGTTTTTTTCTTCGTGAAATTACTCGGTATCTGAATACTCGTCTTCCTCTTCTTCGTCCATCGCGAAGTCGTCGTCGTCGTCGGTGCCCTCGTCGTCACCTGAGTCGACGATAAAATCATCGAGCGAACCCCTGTCCTCTTCGTCGTCGTCGTCCTCTTCGTCGTCGTCCGAGCCCAGTTCGTCTTCCGTGTCGATGTCCGACGCGTCGTAGTCGTCGTCGTCGTAGTCGTCTGAACCGTAGTCGTCCTCGAACCGTTCCAACTCGGGTGTGTATATCTCACTTGGACGACGAATCACACGCCCTGATCTCGATCGTTTACTTCCAATGTCCGTCGTCATCATCACCTCGTGTTCACTCTGTAATCCTTTCATTTAAGTACCTCGGCGCGAACATCTTATTTTCGAGAATGGCCCGATCAAAGATTCGCTGTTCGAAAGTCATGCCGAGTTTGTATGCGAGCGCGTTCACCTCGTCCTGGACTTCGTAACGGTCATCGAGACCGAGGTCCTGGAGCGCGTCGATCGCCGAGTACAGCGCGCGCGACGACTCGTGTGGATCTGCGATCAAAGACGACGCGCGATCGAGCTCTTGCGTGAACCGTTCGTACGCGATGGGGTCGATGCCCGAATACGCGTGCGCTTCTCTTCGAATCGCAAGCATGGGCAAATCAATCTCTTTCGGTGGCGACACCGGTGCGTGTTCGAAGGTCGACACGCGGTAGATGGCGTAGAGTGCGAGACCTGTAAAGACGAGCGCCATTCTATAATGTAGTATTGAGAATTCTATTTCATTTCTGTGATCTAAACAAGGTCCGCTTGAGACTTTCATCACCAATGACGACTTTCGTCAGCCTCGTCTTTCCATCTTTGCTTCGCGTGCACTCGCACTCCTGGTGTATGAATGCTCGGCCACCACTGCCCTTTTGTATGATGAATTGCATGCATTTTTCGTGATTTTTGAGTATCAACGGGCAATACTTCGAATTCGTCAAGACGGTCCACGCCTTCTGATTGGCTTTCTTTTTCATCGCCGTGATGCACGTTCGCGCGTGCCCTGGAAACGTCCTGACGAGTAGCTCACACTTCCTTTTGGCATCGGCGTCCGCTTTCGCCTCCGCTTTCTTCCTCGTCGTTCGCTCCGTCGGAGTCATACCGTCCGGGTACAACTTTTCGTACAACGCACTGCCCGGTGCGATGACACTCGGCTTTCCGGAGAAATTTTTACATAGATCGTGAATGCGTCCGACGTACGTCTCGCATTTACAGTGGCACTTTTGTCGCAGAGTCCCGTTATTGATCACGAAGTACACGTGGTTTGACCCATGGTTTCGTTCGATGTTTTCGCAATATTTCGAGTCTGATGCGATGAGGTAGGTGTCTTCGATCTTGATGATCTTTTTCACGCTTGCACCGACCTGTCCCTGCAACGTGCTTCGAATCGCTTTTTCGACCGCTTCGTGTATGTCGACGTCATCGATTTCTTCGCCTCCGAGGTCTTCCATGTCTTTGAACGATCCTTCCCTGATTGCGTGGTGCGGGGATTCGACGACGGTGACGCTGTCTTGCGCCGCGTTCGATCGGACCGCGGTCAATCGCAAAATATCGACGCTCGGGTTCGGCTCTATCTTCTCCATGATGGTAAACACAGATCCGTGCCTATACCTGAACATCGGGAGATACGCAAACTCGCTGGTGCGCCCTTTCGCGCACTCGTCGCACCCTTTGCCGTCGCACGCCTCGTGCTTTGCGAGTTTGTGCGACCAAGGCATGCGAAACCCGGAGCCGCGAGAGCGTTTGCGTCCACTCACATCGCCGTAGACGGCCTGATCGATCGCTTTATCCCAATCCACGCCCATGCCTCCTTTAGCCGTGCACAGAGCTACGATGACGTGTTCTCGCGCCGCGAGCGCGGACGTTTGGTTCACCACAAAGTTGGGAAAATTGATGTGGATGCCCGTCTTCACTTTGTTCGACGATGCCGCCTTGGGCGGTGCGACGCTCACGATGGCGTCTTTTCCTCCGAGTGAACGCGCTTTATCGCATATGATTTTTGAAACGTCCTCGATCTCTTCGATCGTCAGCGCGCGCACATCTTTGTAGTCGATGTCGACGAAAAAGTTGTACGCCGGGTCGGTCTTCTGTTCCACTACGTATAGCTTCTCCCCTGCTCGAACGGCCTCGATGTATTTGTCGTAGAACTCGTCGAGTCTCTCGAACGGGACGCTCAGGCACCCACCGTCCATGAGTACGTGGCTGAGCGCCTTGCCGTTATTAAACTTTTCGTTACGACACCACGCGCGGAACATCGTCGTCGTCGCGCGTCGCGGTGTCATCATCATCATCTTCGAACCTCACGTGTCCTCTCAACCACCGCGTGCTGATCGGTAACTCGCGCGCTTCCTCCGTCTCTTCTTTATCGACTAATTCCTTCTTCAATACGAGAAGTTCATAAACAGTCAGACCCTTGACCGTTTCGACGTACGTGTTCGCGTCGTCCTGCGTGTGGCCGAATTTATTTACTTGGAGATCCCTGATCTGCTTTAAAACGTACGCTTTTGATTTCATATCTATCTATTTAAACGCAAATGTTTTTCTATCGGTTGTTTCGAGGCACTTGTAAAACGCCGGGTTGCGGATGACGTTGTCGTGAATCAAATCCCACTGTTTTCTCTCGGCGAACACCCGCAGCGTTTCGAAGCCCATCTGATCGTTCTCGTCGAACGTCCGCTTGATGGGTTTCTTCTGAATCTTCGCGGCGAAACATTTCGCCTTTTCCTCGTAAAACCGCCGTATCATCTCGTCGCGCTCGTTTTGCGTCCAATCGACGAAGAGAACGTACACGTTATATATCAACTCGACGTCGGACTCCGGCGATTCGCGAACGGTGAAATCGTAATGACTGAACGACCCTCTTTTGAGGGAAATCACTCCACGGGTTTCCTCCTCGAGCTCGCGAAGGGCGGTTCTCAGTGGGTTTGGGATTTCCCGGCGCCTACACCCACCGGTGACAAAGATCCAATCTTTGAAACGCCTGTCCCGAACGACGAGAAATTGTCGTTCGTCGTCGCGCTGTGCGCACACGACGGGTATCGCGATAGCTTTATGTTTTTTCGTTGTCACTCTCGTTGACGACATCACACATCTTTCACAGACACCGGTCTAAGATCGACACACGTTTTAATTCGACGGATTTTCCTTCGTCGCGGCGATGACGACCGGGACCTCTTCCTCCTCCTCGTCTTCTTGACTCGCGGCGGCGGTCATCGCCTGATTGATTTGATTGGCGTGTCGCGCTAATCGCTGATTCATCGCCGTGACGTGGTTGAGCTGATCTTTGACCTCGTTCAGTTCCCTGAATACGAATATAGTCGCGACGATGCAGACGAGGATTCCTATTTTGATGAGAGTCTCGTGCTGAATCGGTACCATTCTACTGTCTACGGTGTTTTTTTATTTACGGAATGAACTCGGCACCCAGGCCCGTTCTCGCCTGGAACCCAGTCAACGGTTCGGCCATTCCAAACTGGATGTGCGCGAGATGGTCGTGCTTGTCGACGTACGCATACTGCGCGGGCGGTGGTGGTTGCATTTGCGTCGTCGTCGGGGGACGGGGGTGCGCCTGGCGAATTTCGGGGTGTACCGGCACGGCGTGGTGCTGTTGTCGGTAGCCCTCGCTGCCCGAGATTGGCGGTGGCTTGGCTATGTTTTCGAGGGTGCCCGCTTTCGGGTCGTACGTCAATGTGAAAACGACCGCCAAAAGGAAGAGTTCCTTGATCATTACACTACGCGGACATTTTAAGTTTAGTTCGCGAATTTGAGCGCGCCCATGCCCTTGTCGATGGAGAGAACGTTGAGGTTGACGGCGTAAATGTTTTCAGTGAAGTTGACCGAGGAAGAGATCAAACGCGCCGAGTCGAGCCTGGAAAAGTTAAGACTTCCGGTGCTCTGCGCCTTGGCCGTGTCGAGGCAGAACGGCACGATCATGAGCGCGTCGTCGTCGTCATTGTCGGCGTGCGTCGTGTGGAAAAAGGACGGAATAGCCGTGAAAAACGGCGTGGCGTATTTGAAATCGCCTTGGTCCTGTCCATTGAGTTGGAGCTTGAGCTTGTTCGTCGCGCCGAGGAGACTCATCGCCGCGCCGTTCGCCTTCGCGGAGGCCAAGAATTTGACCGGGTGGTTGAAACTCAAATCCTGCATGGTGCCGCCGGATCCGATATTTTTTTGGACCTGGGTGATGATCATGTCCATCGGCTTCTCGGAGAAGTACGCGCGCTCGGCTTCGTCGAGGAAGATGTAGTTTGCATAGCATTGCCAATTATGACTGGCCGCGCTCGCCCCCCACGTGATCCGAATTTCGACGTCGTGGTAACTCAGGGCGGTGAGCGGAAGCGCCTGGGACCAGCTTTCACAGAAGAAAAAGCGGAGCGGGTAGAACGTCGAGGCGCTGCCGTAGTACCCACCGAGTCGGGATTTGGACAAGTTTTGGGCGAGAAGCTTCGACGCGACGTGTTGCGTGAAGATCGAATCCTGCGTATCGATGACGGCGCCACCGACTAGAAGTTCAACTTTATCGATGACCGTGGACCAATCGGAAACGCTCGTCGCTTGCGTTCCATTGTCTGGAACGAGGACGACGTAGGACAACATATCGCCTTTGCGATCGAATCGCACAGAAGATGTGCCGCCATCTGTCACTCTTCCCTGGATGACCACGCGTTCGGTCGATTGGGAAAAGTTCGTGTGTCGCTTGAACGACGAGCGCCAGAAGCTGATTTCCGGCGTACCGGTGATGAACACATCCTGCTGACCGACCGCGAGGAGTGCAGTCGTCATCTTATTGTTAGTTATATCACTAGTGGAGATTATTTCTTTCACTCCGCAAACAAAAAGATGGAAAAGATTTGGGGCTGAATCACGGATAGGGTGCCGTCAAACAGGTATGGTTTCTAGTGCCATGATCTGTAATACCACACCCAGGAAAACCATGAAAAAGTTCAAGTCGTGTTTCCACCTAAAAAATGGTCATTTGTGCTTCCCAGAAATGAAAAAACGGACCATGGGCCCTTAGCACGATTGTGACTACAGGGACGAGAAACCTCATGAAA